CTATGATAAAGAATTATCCTGTACAGGGTTTCGCTACGGGTGATGTTACCCCTGCTGTACTTAATGAGTTTCACAAAAGATTGAAGCCACTAAAATCTGTACTGATCAACACAGTACATGATTCAGCGGTGGCTGACATACATCCAGATGAAGAAGAAGAGGTATTACAAATAGTTGCAGATCTTAATGACAATCTTGTAGATCTGATAGAAGATGTATACAAAGTACGTATGAATGTACCATTATTATTAGAGGCAAAAATAGGCCCAAATTGGCTTGACACAAAAGACGTATAATGTATAACTACAATTTCCTGAAACGCTCATCGAAAGGAAACGATATGAGCCAAGAATTAGCAGTAGCACTAGACCGTGGACAATCAATGGCAGAGCTTATGGGCGTGTCTAATAGCACACCACAGAGCGCAACGCCTAGCGTATCACGGCTTAACGTCAACCAAGAGATCCTAGAGAAAGAGGTATCTATGGATGGCGAAACATTTATGAAACCAACCGTACCAAAAGGAGCGTACAAACTAACTACAGGTGATGATGTAGTCTACAGTAAAACAGTTACTGTGCGTATCTTTGCTGTACGTCAACAGTGGCAACGCTGGAATGGTGACACTACTGAAATGGAGAAAAGCGTTTTGGCTAACAGCCTTAACAAGGATCTCAAAGATAACTTAGGTGGCTATAACTTAGGTAGGCCATCAGGTTATATCGAAGACTTCAATGCACTTCCAGAAGCAACAAAGTCTCTCATTCGTAGCGTAAAGCGAGTTAAAGTATTCTTTGGCTTGGTAACACTAGATAGCCCTACAGATGCTATGGGTGAAAAAGTAGACGGTAATTTCACGGACATCCCTTTTGTGTTTGACGTTAAGAACCGCGACTCCCTTAAAGCACTAGATGGTGTACTGGCACAGATCAACAAGAAGAATCTGCTACCGCCTATGTCCACTATCAAGTTATCTCCTGCTGTAGGTAAGATCCCTACGGGTGCTACCTTTGGTTATGTTACTGCAGCAATCGGTGATAAGGTTGAGCTATCTGATGATGACAATGATGTACTGGGTAACTTTCTAGACTTCATTGAATACATCAACGGCTCACTCTTAGATAAACATGAAGAGCGTAGCTCTGATGGTCTGTCACACGCCGACAAAGAGATTGTAGCTTCAATCGTAGAAGTGGAAGAGTAATGGAACACCCTGCTGAATTAGCAATCTTCTCTTACTTACAGAAGGCTATGGCAGGTGAGGCGTCAATGTCAAAAGAGGTGGCTTCTAAAGTCGCCTCTGATGTTGAGGCTGCTATGCTAAAGCAGTTTGCTAGTGGGCCGCGTGACGAGTTTCGTATGCGTATGTCCAATCTTGGTAAGCCTAAGTGTCAGTTGTGGTATGAAAAGAATGACCCAAAGGATAAGACCCCTTTCCAACCACATTTCTTGATGAATATGATCTTAGGTGACATTGTTGAAGCTGTGTTTAAGGGCGTCATGCGTTCTGCTGGTATAGACTTTAAGGACAACGATAAAGTCACGCTAAAGCTACCTCACGGTCAAGAGATAAATGGTGAGTATGACATGGAGTTGGACGGTAAGATTGACGATGTAAAGTCTGCCTCTCCTTGGTCATACCAAAACAAGTTTGCCTCATTCGATGCACTAGAGAGCGATGATAGTTTTGGCTACATTCCACAGCTTGTAGGGTACGCAGAGGGTGCAGGTAAGGGTGTTGGCGGCTGGTGGGTTATCAATAAAGCTAATGGTGAGTTTAAGTATGTCTCAGCCTCTGAGGTAGACAAACAATCTGTGCTAGATGATATCCAGGATACGGTTGATTACATTGATCAGGACCAGCCTTTCGAGCGTTGCTTTGAGCCAATCGAAGAAACGTTTTACAAGAAGAAGACAGGCTTTAAGAAGCTAGGTACTGAGTGTGGTTTTTGCGCTTTTAAACATAAGTGCTGGCCTAACCTAAGTACAGAACCTGCTAGGGCATCAAAAGCTAAGAATCCAAAAATGGTAGACTATGTAGAGTAAAGGATTAAAGACATGGCTAAATTGACTATTAATGATAAAGACTACTACACTGATGACTTCAACGAAGAGCAGAACGATATGCACCGAGAAATCATCCTAGCTCAATCAGAAATTCAACGTATGGATTACTTAATTAAAGTACTAAATGCTCGTTGTAACATGTTAGGTGGCATGATTGTTGAAATTACAGAGCAAGAAGAGTCAGATGAAACCGAAACATCAACGTAAGACTTATCGTAGTGGCCTTGAAAGAGAGGCTGCTGCATTTCTAAAGTTAAATCAAAAGAAGGTGTTGTATGAAAAGATAAAGATAGAATGGGAAGACCTACGCTATCGTACATACACACCTGACTTTGAATTAGACAACGGTATCTTTATTGAAACTAAAGGTATCTTTGACAACGAAGATAGACGTAAGCATCTAGCAATAAAGGAGCAACATCCAGAGTTAGACATACGCTTTGTATTTAGTAACGCTAATGCCAAGCTATATAAAGGTGCCAAATCTCGCTATTATAACTGGTGCGATAAAAATGGATTTCTGTGGTCACATAGGTTAATACCTGTAGAGTGGCTAAAAGAAAAAGGTAGACGGTGTAAGCTCGAAAGAGTGTCACTAAAAACACAAAGGAAGAAGTGATGTCTTACAAAGTAAAAGATGATGAAGTTGCTGTTATTATAAAACCTGTGATGGATGAAGATGGTAATTGGACGCTTGAGTTAGCTACAGGTTTAGCCTTTGGTGAGGTCATAGATGCGCCTATGCCCGCAGCACATGCAGCTTTTGAGGCTGCTCTTTCTATGGCAGCGTCTTTAACCTTTCTAGCAGATTACCCTGAGTTTGAGGAAGAGCTTGTCGAATATAAACAGGAAATGCTAAAAGATATATTTCCTGAGCAATATGCTGCTGCTGAAAAAGAGTTATCAGATGCAGAAAAAGAAGAGGTTTACAGCAAGAAAGGTAACGTATATACACTTAATGCGTTCACTAAAACACAAGGAAGTGCTTAATGGTAGATCCTGTAAATAAACCAGTACACTACAATCAAGCTGGGATAGAGTGTATAGAAGCTATACGTGCTATGACATGTAAGATGGATGGTACAAGTGCGTACATGGCTGGTAATGTATTGAAATACGTTTGGCGTCACGAGTATAAGAATGGGCTAGAAGATTTAGAGAAGGCTCAGGTATACCTTGGTTGGTTAATTGAAAACTATAAAGGAAAACATAAATGAGAAAGTTTAGTATAACTTTTCTTCTTAAGCTTGATGAAGATAATCACATCCTATCCTCTGTACAGGAAGCTCACGAGGAAGATGTTTATGATTACATCAAAGACTTGTTCTATGACTCAGAAGCAATTAAATTAGAAAACTTAAACATAAAGGAACGGCAATGATTAACGAGACAGATCTAGAGGCATTCGGATATTTTGATATGTTTCAGAACAGCCCTGACTACAATAAAGACCCTGTTAGATTTTACAGTCAGTTTGTTGAGGATAAGGTTTTCACTAAAGGTAGGGAGCGTTTATTAGAAAACACTTTAGGTCTATGTGGTGAAGCAGGTGAAGTGGCTGAAAAGATCAAGAAGGTATTTAGAGATAAAGGTAAATTTAGTGATGAAGATATCTTGAAAGAGTTAGGTGATGTACTATTTTATGTAACGGCCTTATCAAATATCTTTGGTGGTAATCTACAAAAGACTATGGAAATGAATATGGAAAAGCTTGACGATAGAGAGCAGCGTGGTGTTTTAAAGGGATCAGGAGACAATCGATGAATAACTATCTACCAACAGACTACCAGAGCTTCATTGCTCTGTCACGATACGCCAAGTACTATGACGGTCAAGGGCGTGAGACTTGGGGTGACACAGTTCAGCGATATGTTGATAACGTAGTACACCCTAAGACGGGTAAAGATAGCTATGTTAAGCGTATTAGTGAAGCTATTATGAACCTAGAAGTTATGCCATCTATGCGAGCTATTATGACTGCAGGGCCAGCACTTGACAGAGACAACACTGCCGGGTATAACTGTAGTTACTTACCCGTAGATGACCCTAAGTCCTTCGATGAGGCTATGTACATTCTCTTGTGTGGTACTGGTGTCGGGTTCTCCGTCGAGAGGCAGTATATCAGTAAACTCCCAGAAGTTCCTGAGTTGTTCGATAGCGATACTGTTGTCGTTGTCAAGGACAGTAAAGAGGGTTGGGCTAAGGCGTTCCGTCAAGTTCTTGCACTCCTCTGGGCTGGTGAGATCCCTAAGTGGGATGTTTCTCGTGTACGTCCTGCAGGTGCTAGGCTTAAGACGTTTGGTGGTAGAGCTAGTGGCCCAGCGCCTCTAGTAGAACTATTTAACTTTGCTATCACTACGTTTAAGAACTCACAGGGACGTAAGCTATCCAGCGTTGAGTGTCACGATCTTATGTGCTTCATTGGTCAGATAGTCGTAGTTGGTGGTGTACGCCGTAGTGCTATGATTTCTCTGTCTAACCTGAGTGATGATCGTATGCGTCACGCTAAGTCAGGTCAGTGGTGGGAGACTGCTAGTTGGAGAGCCTTAGCTAATAATAGCGTTAGTTACACTGAAAAGCCTGATATGGAAACGTTTATGCGTGAGTGGATGGCATTAGTTGAGTCTAAGTCAGGTGAGCGTGGAATCTTTAATCGCCAAGCAAGTAAGAAACAGGCTGAGAAATATAACCGAAGGGATAGTAATTACGACTTTGGTACTAACCCCTGCAGCGAAATAATTTTGCGCCCATATCAATTCTGCAACTTAACAGAGGTAGTTGTACGTGCTACAGATACTATTACAGATCTGGAAAGAAAGGTTCGTATGGCTACGATTCTGGGAACCATTCAATCATCCTACACAAAGTTTCCCTACTTGCGAAAGGTGTGGGCAAACAACACAGAAGAAGAGCGGTTGCTTGGTGTGTCACTTACGGGAATAATGGACAACCCTCTTATGACATCAGCAAACGCTGGATTGGAGAAAACTCTTGACCACCTTAGAAATGTGGCTGTTGCTACTAATGCTGAATGGGCTGACCGCCTTGGTATACCTCATAGCACTGCAATTAGCTGCGTCAAACCATCGGGAACGGTCTCCCAGTTGGTGGATTCAGCCTCTGGGATTCACGCTCGCCATAGTGCCTATTATATCCGTACTGTGCGTGGTGATAATAAAGATCCCTTGACGCAGTTTATGAAAGATAAGGGTGTTCCTAATGAACCTTGTGTGATGAAGGGTGACACTACTACAGTGTTTAGCTTCCCAGTTAAGTCACCAGAGGGTGCTGTTACTCGTAATGATATGACTGCCATTGAGCAACTAGAGACTTGGCTAACGTATCAGCGTCATTGGTGTGAGCATAAGCCAAGTGTGACTATATCGGTACGTGACTCTGAGTGGATGGATGTGGGTGCATTTGTGTATAAGCACTTTGATGAAATGTCAGGTGTGTCTTTCTTGCCACACACAGATCATACTTATCAGCAAGCTCCGTATCAGGACTGCACTAAGGAAGAGTATGAAGAGTTGCTATCAGCTATGCCAAAAGATATTAACTGGTCAGAACTTTCAGAGTATGAGAACGAAGATAATACTGCAGGAAGTCAAACTATGGCTTGTACAGGTGACTCTTGCGAAATAGTGGATATAACCTAATGGCAAACGGTATTTACACTCTAGTGGGGCGGGTAGACTGCCCTCACTGTTCAAAGGCTATGGGTCTGTTGAGAGATAATGGTTACACAGTTAACTACTATTCTCTCAATGACTCTAAATGGGTACTTGACTTATTCAAAAAGTCTGGTATAAAGACGGTTCCACAAATTTGGGATCAAGATGGTAACTGCATAGGTGGTTATCAGGAACTAAAACAACTCCTTGAAAGGGAATAAAATGACAGGTATTGAATTTATGGCAGTCGCAACTATCGGTATGGTGGTTGTTGGTGAAGTGGTTAACTTAGCAGCTGAGTATGTTCCACCTCTTGTAGATCAAGTAATGGGCTGGTTCTAATGTATGCTTTGCTGTTAGTTATGATGTTTGAAGGGAAGGTACAAGTACACGCCTTTAATGGTTTGTTTATGGATCGTGCGTCTTGTAGTGAGGTAGGTTCTAAAATGGAAACTCGCTTAGAAGATTCAAAACCGGGGCCATCAGCTACAGCTAAAACGTATTGTTTCCAAGTACCAGAAAGTGCATAAGTATGGGTATAGAAGAAGAAGCCAAAAGGCTCACAAAGGCCAAGCAGGAAAAGTTTTATGATGAATTAGTTACCTTGTTACTACCTGCTAAACGTCATATAGAAAGTCATCTCCACGATTCACGCCCAAGAGAAAGGGCATTAGAGAGGCTTGATGACGTTGCTACTATATCACGGTTTGCTGCAGAACTATTTAAACTAAAATAAAAGGGGGCCGAAAAGCCCCCTCTTTTTATTATCTTTTGTTTTCTTTACGGTAAACACTTATAAAAGAAAAATATGTTTGTAGTATCTCTAGGGATTCTGGATCATTCCCTAGTTCACCTATATTACCATCCCATCCAAATCGTTCCTTCAAGAACTTCCTAGCCTCTGCTCTCTCTTCACGAGAACCAGTAACTGTAGCCTTTCTTCGTAGGGCATTTATAGAACCCTCTGGAAGATCCGTTGTGAGCAAGTGTTTCCTTACCTGAGACTTAACATCATTTTTTATACTATTTAATTGAACTCTTCTTGTATTGACACTAGCGTTCTTCCAGCTATCACTTCCTATAACGTCTAGTACCCTTTCCTCAAATAGTGGAACAACAACCTCATTTAAGATTTTATCGTATGCAGGTATCTGGCTTCTTTCGTTAGCCTTCCAAGGATGTGCCTCTGCCATAGAGTAGGCTTTCTCTACACCTGTTCTAGTAGGAACCTGAGTTATACCCATAATTCTTAGGATAGGGTTAGCATCTTTAATCTTTCCCTCTCTTGTAGCTACTCTAAGCTCCTCACCAGTAATCCCATCAATCTTATCACTAAAGATTTCCAGTAAGTTATCTACATACTTTGATGCCCCTACAGTGAAGGTAGAGAAGCCTTTCTCTTGCCTAACATCCTTAGCTGTATCTGAGTCGTTTATAAACCCAACCATCTTATTCAGAGCATCTAGTGGGCGTGTAAAGCCAGCTAAGATATTACCACCCTGTTTATACAGAGCATTGAATGAAGCCTGTCTAGCTCCCTCTTCTTGGTTATACAGAACGTCAAACATATTGTACAAATCATTACCAAACTGTAGATCTCTAGCGAACTGGCCTACAGCTAACTGTGCAGTAACATCTTCGATAAGATCCCTTGGTACAGTCTCACCATTCTTAGATAAGTTACCAGCGCGTCCTACAGCAAGCCACAGAGATACCGGGAACATATTCTTAGCGTCAATAACCTTACCGCCACCAGTATCCATATGATGCCAAGCATAACCCTTCTCACGCTTTCTCTCATCGTATTCCATCGCTAACTTTAAAGACGAGAAACCAACCAAACTCCTAGAGAAAGCCTCTACTGTTTTGATGTTACGTTTCTCTTTCTTCATAATAGCTGATGCACCCTCAACCATACCACCTACACTCCACTGGTAGGCCGTAGCTAGGGTGTTATTAAAGAACCGACCAAAGGGTAAGATCGTACCAATGACAGGTATGTTAGAGAAGTTCTCCACCTGTTTAGCCGCTGCATTAAGCAACTGGTCTTCTGTGGTGTAGTCCTTAGCAAAAACTGACTTCATAGTCGTATCTAGAGCGCCACCAATCACATCATCATCAATGACTGACAGATCACCTTTCTTTAGTGTTTCCTCTAGGGTAACGCCCTTGTTAAGTCTTAACCACTTGTCCATCTCAGTGATGTACATCTGTGACTTAGTAAAGGTATCCTGTAGCTTAACACCAGTAAGCCTATTAGACCCATCTGCTAAAGCCTCTGCCCTCTTAAACCAAGCACTGTCAGGGTCAATCCCATACCGTTTACCACTACGTTCAACACCACCAGTATAGCTCTCAAACAGAATGCTTCTAAGGTCTTTATTCTCATTCAGAAACTGCATATATGTGTCGTGAGTTGTGTAGGGGTCTAGTAAGTTACGAATCTTCTGAGACTGTATCTGCATATAGATCTTAGCCACACGTAAAGATTCTCTACCAGCCTCAGTTCTAGTTCCACCCTTAGCAAGTCCATACATTGTACTTCCTGTAGCGGAGAAAAGGTCTGCTAATGACTGACCAACATAAAACTGACCAAAGCCTAGAACGTTTACTGCAGTAGTAGCAGGTGATGATACAAGCATCCTACGCCATAGGTTCTGTCCATACTGACCTACCCTAGCTTTCTTAGCCTTCTTAGCTTCATCATCTAATGCTTTGATAGTTCCAGCCTGACCTTCAATTAACTGATGACCGTGTAAATTAGCTGCATCTAAAGTCTTACGAACCTGAGACATTACATTTAGAACCTGACCACCCTTACGGATTTCAATAGCTAGTAAGTCACCTAAGCTTGTAGCTAACTCCGTAGTCTGACCAAGAGTAAAACCTTTAGGTTCTAAGGATCTGTTAATCTTCTTTAGTTCTTCCTGAGACATTGACTGTACAACAGAAGTCATTACATCAGAGACAGTAAAACCTTTGGGTAACTTTAGACCCTGATCTTTAAATAGTTTTACAAGACCACCCTTACCATCACCATCAGGGCCAAGCATCATATCTTTTATGAAATCTACAGATGTAGGAACATCATCGAAGCTATCCTTGCCAGCCTCTACCTTTACATCCCAAGCCCTAGCTTTCTCCATAATGATTGCTGCAGCATCCTTTGCCGCTTCCTCACTAAGTTTTATCTGTTTAGCCGCCTGTCTTGCTGATAGCTGTCTTGCTGCCTCATCAATACCTTCCCGGGATTCAGTTCTAGCTCTAGCTGACTCAACTAATATATCAGAATCAGATAACCCAGACTTACCAGCCGCTCGACCAAATAGTAACTGAGTAGCACCACCTATCCCACCAAGAACAGAACTAAACCCTGTCTGAACTAGGTTATAGTCTTGCTGTGCCCCAGCCTTTAGTAGGGTGTTTTGTAGAGTAACATCGTGCATAACAGCAAAGGTAGAGTCTAGGGCAGTTGTTCCCATTAAGACTTTCTTGTTGTCTTTTGCAGCTTGCTTCTTTAGAACCTCTTTTCTGGCCCTCTTCTTAGCTTCTAACAAAAAGATCTCACGCTCTCTACGTGCGGCCTGTCTACGGATCTTAGCAGACACTGGGTTCTTAACGCCCTCTGCAGCAAATCGTTTAGCCGCCATCTTAGCGGCCTCTTCACCAGCTTCCTTTGCGGCTTGTTGTGTCGCACCACTAGCTAAAGCTTTCTTACCAGCCTCAACAGCGGCCCTCTTAGTTGCCATACGTCCAGCCTGAGTAAGCCCTACACCAGATGCTTTAGCAATACCACCTGTAAGTAGACCAGCATAAGTAGAGGGGTCTTTTATAGTAGCCATAAAGTAGTCTTTCATACCATCTACAGCACCCATAAAGCCATCATTAGTAAACACGCTACCTAGCTTATCATAGAGTTCGTAGGCTCTCGCAGCTGTAGCTTTCTTAGTATCATCAGCATCACGAATATAACGAACTTCCCCGGCTGTGGTTACAATGTTACTATTGAAGTACCTCATATGATCTACAAAGTCTTCTACAACATCCTCATCAGACTTGCCCTGATCCTTACGGTAGTCCACACCAAACCTTTGTGACATATAGTCACGAATCTCTCTAGCATTTCTACCTGTCTTTAAGTCTTTTTTCTTAAGCTTTGTGTCATCATCAAACGGATACTCATCCTCTTCTTGACTCCTATTACGTATCTCAGCAAGAGTTATTGTCTTCATAGGGCTTGGTAAGGCGCTGGGCGTCTGTACATCAAGAGGACTTGGAGCAGAAGGTAGATTTCTTCGCTTACGAATCTCTTCTAACGTTATAGTCTTCATCTACTAAACCTCTGGGTTATCTGATAGGTCAGGCTGTACTCTCTGCAAGGCTTGCTTCATAAGAAAGATTAGACCGTTTACATCTTCATTTAGTAAGAGAGGAGATTTAGCTGCATTTTCGTTAAACCACATAGCTAAACCTTCCCTAAGCTCCTCATCCCCATCATCCATAGCGTAACCGTTATCGACAAGATATGTCACTACATCTCTACCATAAGTTTGTACGAAGTTTTCTAGGGGCTTACTGGCTTTAACAACCTCTTCTGAAGCCTCGTCTGAAGCCGCTTCTTGCTGTTGTACTTCGTCTTTACTTAGAGGGCCAGTTCTAGCTTTATTTCTACCAGCGGCAGATTCGGGGGTGTTTTCAAATAACGCCGCAAAGGGATTTATAACTACACCTGTACTCT